ATGAGGCAACGCCATCTAAAACCCATCGAAGTATACCGGGGAGTTCCTGCATTAGCTTTTCTTTTAAGCCGAGATCCTTGATAGGCTGTCCCGCTTCCGCCTCTTCAGGATCAGCAAATATAATGAGAAACGGCAGCAACCTGATGCGCCGCCAGATGGCATTATCGGTTCCACGCACCCGCGGCTTGTGGTTGGTCGCCATCCATATTTTGAATACTGGAATAAATTCAAAATACTCCTTAAATAAAAACCGCGCCGACATAACATCACCGCCGGTAGCTTGTTTAACAAAGCCTTCGGCCAGCTTTTTCTCTTGTTCGGTCTCGATGACAGAGACGAACCGAGAGCCGGCGAGCCGCGCAACATCATTCGACGCCGTGTCTCCCTTATCGTCCTGCACAAACGTTTTACTGGCGGCGGTGATGCTATAATCGCCGAATACCGCATCGAGGATCGTTAGCATTAGACTTTTGCCATTCGACCCGGCACCGTGCATAATGAATATAACCTGCTCTGTGGTTAGCCCGGTCGCCGAATACCCGATGGCGCGTTGGACATAATCCACCATTTCCCTATCACCACCGAATATCTCCAATATTGTCTTTTCCCATATTGGGCATTCTGCATTCGGGTCGAAGGCTACGGGCGATAGCTTACTTAGCAAATCATCCTGACTATGCGGGCGCAGCTCACCACTGCGCAAGTCAAGCGTGCCGTTGGCACAATTGAACAGCCATGGGTCACGGTCAAGGTCGCCGTTTTCAATCGCCTGTTGCGGCTCAGCTTGCGCCAACATACCGTTGATCTTTCCGGTGTTGCCGGAGCTGATGGCAAATTTAATAAGACCTTTCTTGCGCTCTTCCTGCTCCTTTTTATGCGACGGTGCGTCGAAGGCATTAACCAGCATATCGCGCACAGTATCATGCGCAAATATGCGAGCCTTGACTATGGCCGGGTCATAGTGAAATCGTCGCCCGTCCCACACAAACCAGCCAACATTGACGACATAGCGCAGCTTGTCACCGTATCGCGCTATAAGTCGTTCCGCATTCCCGATATCATTAAGCGGGTGGCCGAATAGCTCCAGCGCATCGCCCTCTGGCTTTGGCTCGCTCTCGACCGCCCGCAACCGCACCACATTAGCCGGCGTAGTAGGCGCCTCTCGCACCGGGACTGCGGCGTCAGCCAGCGCCAGCAACGCATCCTTGTCGCCCCCAGCATCGAGCCAGTCCGACACGTCGCCCTTCTCGGCCAGACCGGGCAGCGCGACGACACGGATCTCTGCTGCTACGGGGAGCAGACTGCGAACAACCGCGTCTGCATATTTGCGCCCGTCTTCATCATTGTCGGGCAGCACGACAATCGTACGGTCGCTGAACAGCGCGATGAATTCCGCGGCGTTATCCTTATCGGTTGGCAGCCAGTTCCCGGCGCCGCCGGCATTGCATGTTGCGAGCAGACCGAGAGCGCGTAATCGGTCGGCGTCCTTTTCACCCTCGGCGATGTAGAGCGGGCGATCCGGGTGCCACAGCCATTCGTTGATGTGGTACGGCACGCGGCGCACGCCATTCATGCAGCCCGGGCCGGTGATCCATCCGCCCTTGCCGTCCGGCGGATTTTGCGTGAATGTCTTGTGCGGTCCCCATCGCAGCACCCGATAGAGGACACTGCCCTGCTCGTCATTATATCGATAAATGTCGACAACGCGCTGCGGCGCGGCCGGGCGCGCCGCTTGCTTAGCGACTTTTGGCGCTGGCTTATCATCCGGCATGTCAACCTTTAATTCTGTTTTCAGCCAATCGAACGCGGCGCTTTTTGTGCAATGGAGATCATGGGCGATCAAATCGAGGACACCGCCGCTGGCATTACCGTCGGTGAAATCTGTCCAGGTTCCGCGATGCTCTCCGGCGACAGTTACGCGCAATCCGCCGTTTGAGCCGAACCGCAACTCTGTCTTGCTGGAGAGATGCTGGTTCGGCTCGCCGCGGAGGCGGCGGGCGACTGCCTCAATGTGCGCAGCCCAATCAATCCCAGTGCTGCGCATTGCAGTCGCCCGCATCTATTAGAACCGTGTCTTTGATGCGGGCGCACCCACCGCCGCGCGCGCCGGGATGGTCGGCCCGTCGAACGGAATGTCGTCTCCCTCAGCCTCGCCATCGACCGACGGGTTCTCGGCATCCGTCCAGCCGACCACCTCCAGCATTGGGACGTAGATTTTTTTAAACTCTGGGTGGTTGTAGCTGTCACGCCCGAGCGACACGATCGGCACCTCGCCAGGCGACTGGCGTCGGTGCTGGCTGTAGGTTGCACATAACCGCTTGATGCAGTTGGTGCCGCCCTTTGATGAGGTGGCGTAGACGAACAGCTTCCCCGCAGCTGGGTCGGCCAGTTCGATCATGTCGGTGAGCACGTAGGGGTCCATCGGCTTCCCGGCGGCGTCGCGTTCCCACATTGCTGGGTCAGTATCCCCAAGATCGCTGCGGCGCTCTGGTGGGATCATGGCGATCAGCGGGCGGGTCAGATCCTCGACCAGCTTCTTCTCTTTCCAGCATCGCCAGCCGCGTTTAAGCCCCTCCACGTTAGCAACTAAGCGCGTCCCGAGATCGAGCATTTCCCCGTCCACCCCGAACAGCCACTCGCCATTCTTGAAGGACAAAAAATCGCCGGTCTGAGCGCTTGCCCCATATGCGGCGAAGGGATCGGCTCCCGGCATCGCCAGTGCGGTTCCGGTTCTTTGTGGTGCGCTGGGAAGCTCGCCGCTACGAAGCATCAGTTCTGTGTCGTCCATTACCTTGTTATCCTGTTATGTTGGTAAGCTGGCCGCAGGCGACAGCCGCCCCGACGAGCTTGTGTTGGCTTGGTTAGGTTGGTATGAAGACGGTACTCTCGGCGCTATTACCCTTCGCCTTGCGCGGACCGCGGCTCTGCGGGCGTTCAACGCCAGCATCGGCGCGCGAGGCACGCTTGGTTTCGGTATCGACGACCAGGCTGTGACCGTTCGAACCGAATTCTTCGTCGAGTTCCCGTCTAAGCTTGGACACGATATCGGCCGCTTTCGTAATCGCAGCGGCGTCCTCAAACATCTCTCCGCTGAGCGGCACTCGAAGCGTTATGACAAGTTCTTTGGTGCTCATACTATCCTCAATCGCTCTCCAGGATTGCCGGTCTTGTAGTATGGTTCGAGGTCAACGCCGGCAGCTTTGACCGCGTCGAGATCGAGCGTCGCCTTTCCGTTTACTGGGAAGTACGACACCGACCAATCATCCCCGCGATGACGGCGGGTATTGTGATCCCTTAAGAATAGCTTGATACGCTCCTGTTTCTCGGCGACCTTCGCCTCGAAGCCGGCCGCTTCATTGCGGCATGCGATAAGGTCATCGCGCATGCCTTTGAGCATCTTCGCTTCCACATCATCCAGCTCGTTTTCGTCTCGCGGCACGCCCGCGACCGTCACCTCCGCGCAATGCGAGGCCCAGGCGCAATACTTGCACTCATCGCCGCCCGCCATCTTGCCTTCCGGCGGTAAGTCCAGTGCGTCGCGCGCGGTCATGATCTGCGTCGCGCGGACATGCGCATGGGCATAGATGCGGGATGAGAACGGCACGACGAATTCGGTCACGACATCCCAAAAACTCGCGTCGATATATGAGATAATGCTTTTCTCTGGCTTGTGTTTTGTCTTGTCGCGGATCAAGCCCATCTGAGCTTGAACCTGGAAGGTATGCTGCGCCTTAGCCTTCGAAATGTCGGCGCGCGAATCTATAGATTTGCAATCGAGATTTATGCAAATGCTCGTTGCGATATGGTTGAGCAACCCGTCCGTAGTCGCCGAAAGATATCCGTCTTTCAGCGATTGCTGTTCATCTCCCGCGAAAAGCAACTCCCATCCTTCCGGCAGCGATGAGCGCAGCGCTGGCACCCAATAATGGTCTTCGATTGTCGTGCCGCGCAGTGCCGCGCCCCAACCATCGACATAATCCGGATCGCGCGGCGCATCGTGCTTGGAAAACCACGTCTTCCGTGCGCACTGGCCAATCTCGCTTGCGCCCACAGTCTTGCTGCGGTCATGCGCCCAAGTTCGCGTGCGTGATGCGGCGTATTGGTGCAAAATCTCGCGGATGCTGATATTCATTCTGCCGCCGCTTTTGGAGCGAGTTTCTGCAATGAATACCGCACCCACCATCGCCGCCCGAGCGACTCCCGCACGGAAATAATCTCGTGCCCACGCCGTCGCAGCGCATGGATATGCGCGGCGAGGCGCATCGTTCCGAATAGATCTAACGCGTCTAGCGCCGTAATCTTACCGCCGCTGATGAGCGATTCGAGAATTCGTGCTTGTAGGGTTGCGTCTGCTGGTCTCATAGTTCAAGCACTCGTTTACAAGCTCTAAAAACATCATCCGGCTCACCCGGCAGCGGATCATCGATAGCCAATAACCCTTGCTTAAGGCGCACCCGCATCTGCCGATTGGCGCAGGCTGTTAGCGCCGCGCATTTGAATTCGTACGGCGCGGTGTGTAGCCAATCGCGCTGCTGTTCCGTAACGTAAGCGATCATCGTGTTGCCATCGTCTGGGCCGAAACGCCCCAGGCGCTTCGTGAAATCCCACAGACGCTCGCCCCATTCCGGGTCGGCATATAGCCCAAACCACTCTTCCCGCTTTGAGGCTTTGTAGTTGCTATCTAGCTTCGTGCGCTCGCCGAGCGCTTTGTCGAGGGCGCCGGTGCGGGCGGTCATGCGGCCTCCCGCAATAGGCTTTGCGTCTGGCGCTTCTTGATCGCGTTGTGCTCGACGATTAGTGCCTGCACGGCGCGCGCCCAGGTCGGCCAGACGTGCGCCGGTTTTTGCAGCGCACGGAAGATGTCGGCGGGCGTCATGCCTTGCTCTGCGCACCAGAGGGCGTGCTCCAGCACAGGGATTGCGGCCGCAGGGTCGATAGTGCGGATCATTTGGCCTGCTCCCGCCTGCTCTTGAAAAATTCCGGCAGCTCGCGGCGCCCGGTTCGCACTTCTTCACCGATTACACGATGCGCAAGCCACCAGGACGCCCAGGTGTCAGCTTCTAATTCCGCTTCGCTCAGCGGCGCGTGTTCGGGTGCGGTCATTTAATCTTTACCCGATGCCGGAACCACATAAGACGTAAAGTGGGTATGATACCCAGGCCAATCGTTATATAACGGAGAGCCGCGGTATGGTGGCTCGTTAATTGGGAATACCCACCACAGTTGGTCTCCCATGTCTTCGTGCCACTCCCTTAATGGCCATGCGCGATTTTGTGGCTTCTGCGGTTTTCTGGTGGTCATTTCACCCATCATTCGCGTGGTGCGGTTGTGGTGTGTACTGGCCACACCCTCGGCGCTGATGCGGCGTAGATTTCGGCTGGGCCAAATGTTGTCGGTGTCGCGCTCTGCGCCTGCCGGAGCTTGATTTCCAATTGTGCCACCGCGTTCCAGGCGACCGCCGCGTCGTGATCCGGATGCTCGCCGATCTTGAACAGATGCCGTAGCAGCGATGGGCGATAGTCCCCTTTGACGAGCGGCCCGCGTTCGTAATCGTGGCATCCCGCAACGGCGACCATCGCCAACGGAAATTGTTCGATGAAGCAAAGTAAGTTCGGTGCCTTCACAGCGCGCTCAGCGACGAGCTGTTCTTTAACTGCCCGGTCGCTGAATTTTTCGTACTCGCTCATTCCGCATCCTTCATCGCATTCGCAAACCCGCGCCGGATGCGCTCGGTCGAAATGGGCTCAAAGCGAAGCGGCACCCCGTGATGGCGTAGAAATGCGATCACATCTTTCAGCGATCGGCACACCGCAACCGGGCATCCGGCTTGCTCAATCAGCGGAATCATGTATTTCTGAGAGACGGACAATTTCCCCTCGTCAGTCTTTAATTCGGTAAAGAACGCGCATCCGTTATGGAGCACTGCAATGTCTGGAATTCCCGCTCTGCTGCCGAGCTT